CAAAGACTTTTCCTCCAACTGTTTTAAGCGTACGCTGCACATATTAGGAGTCAAAATGGCTAACGTGATCGCAATCATCAAGCTGGTTCTGTCGCTGGTCCCGGTGATTCTGGAGACGGTTAAGGCTGTCGAGGCGGCACTCCCGCAGTCAGGTCAAGGTGCTGCAAAACTTGCTCTGGTCCGTACGACGGTGCACGCCGCGTTTGATGTGGCTGGCAATGCGGTGGCTACGTTCGAACAGGTATGGCCCGCGCTGGAGAAAACCATCGGCGCTGTGGTTGGGCTCTTCAACACGACCGGCGTCTTCAAGAAGGGCTGATCATGCCGTCAGTTTCTGGTAAGCAGCACCGCTTGATGGCTATGGTCGCCAATGACCAGAAAGCCGCTAAGCGTATGGGGATCCCACAGAGCGTGGGTCAAGAGTTCATGTCTGCGGACAAGGGCCGCAAATTTTCAGAGGGTGGTGCCATGAATATGAAGCACGGTAGCGCGGCCTATATGGCTAAAGAGAAGAAGCACGTCGAGGCCATGAAGAAGGCTGGCGTGCCCAAGAAGATCGTCAAGGAAGAAGCCAAAGAGGCGGGCATGAAGATGGCCCGTGGTGGCAAGACCAAGATGATGGCGTCGGGTGGCTTCACCCGTGCGGCTGACGGCGTTGCCCAGAAAGGCAAGACCAAAGCCAAGCAGATCAAGATGAACAAAGGTGGGTATTGTGGCTGACTACCGCAAAACCACGGAGAAAGAGCGCAGGACGCTCGAACTCTCCCGTGACCTGATGCAGCAGGGGATTGAAGGCGAGCGCGACATGCTTGCCAAGATCTCCCCTACGATGGCGAAGTCTGCGCGTGACGACATTCGCCGTGCCGAGGCCATGCGGAAATCGGTTCCGGCGTCTGCTCGGGAAGGCGAAGCCTACGACTACGCTGGCTACAAGAAGGGCGGCAAGGTCAGCAAGTATGCTGACGGCGGGGGTATTGGTAGAAAGGTGATGGACTACCTGAACCCAAAACGCCCTATGACACCGCAAAACGAGCAAGAGTTTGCAGACATGGTGTCCAACATGTCGCCTGTTGGGAGCGTTCGCAAAGCTGCGGCGTCCGCTGTTTCTAAACGTGCGACTAAAGCATCGTTGAAAGAAGCCGAAGACATTGCTGAAGCGTTTAGTAAAAATAAAGCCGACGACATGGCTAAGTACAAGGTGCAGAACCCAAATTATTCGGGCGATGCACCACGTAGGTCTCCCGGCTACAGAGACTTTGAAACGACATCGCCGCGTCTCTCTGACGAATACGCCAAAGGCGGCAAGGTCAGCAAGTACGCCAAAGGCGGCTACGTCAGTTCCGCTGACGGCTGCGCGCAGCGCGGCAAAACTAAAGGCAGGATGATCTGATCATGAAGAAACGGCGTTTCGACGACGGCGGCGAGGTTACTGGCCGCAACGCAAACATTGACGACGCCGCGCGTATGCGCGCAATGGAGTTTGTTCGTCAAAAAATGGCCGAGCGCGAGGGGCTTGAGAGTATTGGGGCTAGTGAACCCAGCGCTGCCCCCAAGGCTACGCGGTCTGCACCTCGTGCTGCCGCACGAAAGACGCAGTCATACAGCGAATCTCCGGCAGAAATGCAGCGGCTGCGTGAACAGCAAGGGCGGGCGGAGATTAGGCGTCTGGAGTCCGTTGACCGACCAATCGAGCGCGTTGCGCCGGAGTTGATGCTTCCTCCCGGACGTATGCTTGGCGCGGCTAACACGGCGGCTAAGGCGCTCGCTGCAGGTCGCGGAGCGTCGGCGGCGGAGCGCAGCGCTGCGCTTGGTCAACAGGCCAAACAAGCGGTCACCGGAGATCGTGCGCGGCGTGCTGTTGACGAAGACCGCGCATTTCGTGCTTCGCAAACGGCTAGGTCTGAAGCTCGGACGGCTCGGGGTAGGGCTAAAGCACGCGAAGATGAGGACCGTATGGCAGGTGAAGGTCCGGGTCCGATGCGGCCCAGTAATGAACGCGTTCGGTCTGAAGCAGAAGAGTTGGCGTACCCATCGAATCTGCCTCTTGGATCGGTATACCGTCGTGGCGGCAAAGTCCAAAAGTACGCCAAGGGCGGCTCGGTGTCTTCCACGTCTTCTGCTTCTAGGCGCGGTGACGGCATCGCCCAGCGTGGCAAAACGAAAGGCAGGATGTACTGATGCGTCCGAGTCGCGGGATGGGGGCAATCATGCCCAGCAAGATGCCTCAAGGCGTGCGCAAGAAGCGCCGGGACAACACCGACTTCACGCAGTACGCTGAAGGTGGTGAGGTAAAATCCCGCGTAAATGAGGCCGGTGTTTACACCAAGCCGGGTATGCGCAAATCGCTCTTTGAGTCCATCAAGTCCCGCGCTGTTCAGGGTACTGGCGCTGGGCAGTGGTCAGCCCGCAAAGCACAGTTGCTTGCCAAGCAGTACAAGGCAAAGGGTGGTGGGTACAAGTGAAAGCTCCGCAGCAGTCGCTAAAGGATTGGACCGCTCAGAAGTGGAGAACCAAGAGCGGTAAGCGGTCGTCGGACACGGGTGAGCGGTATCTGCCCGAAGCCGCGATCAAAGCCCTTAGCCCTGCGGAGTACGCTGCGACAACTCGTGCCAAGCGTACGGGCAAAGCAGCGGGAAAACAGTTCGTTAAACAGCCACCCAAAGTGGCAACAAAGACTGCGCGGTATCGGTAACCGCATCAAGAGGAAATAGAAATGGCTATGCCCCCTAACTTCGGTCGTCCCGGCGCTGGTCCGTCTTTTTTGGGTGGCGGCGCGAGTAATGCAAATTCGCTGCGGTCTAGGCTTTCTGGGGGCGCACCTTCTATGCCGTCCCAAAGGCCGTCTATCCCCCCGCCCACTGGCGCTAACGGTATTGCCAGTGCGTTCCAAGGCGTGAACCCCGCGCGGGCTGGCTACGACGTGGGTAACGCCGCGATCATGGCGCAGCAGAAACAAAGCATTACGCCGGAGCAGCAAGAAGCTAAAAACGCAGCGCGTATGGCACGTGCGCAAGCTCAGATGGGCGTGCAGCCGCAAAACCAGACGGGCCAGCAAGGCCAGACGGGGCTTAACGCACAAGCTAGTCAATTCATGCAGCAACTCATGCAACAAGGCCAAGGCGGTATGGGCGGGCAGCAGCTTAGTGCGCCAAACGCTGGGCAACAATATGGCATGCAGCAAGGTCAGATGGGGCAGCTTGGTCAAGCGCAGAACAACTTGAACCAGCAGTATCAGGACTACCTGCAGCAAGGCCAAGGCCAAGGCCAAGGCGGTATGGGCGGGCAGCAGTACCCGATGGGGCAGCTTGGTCAAGCGCAATACACGATGATTGGCAACACGCCTTTCATGTCCCAAACGCCGGGCGGCGCATTGACGCAACCCAGTCAAGATTTTATTAGGCACGCCGCACAGCAAGCCGCACAGCAAAGCCAAATGACCATGCCGCAAGGCCAAGGCGGGTTCCTCGGCGCGCTCCAACCGTCTGGCGGCCAGCAATCCGGGCTTACAGGTCTTGGCGGCTCTTTCATGGGCGGTGGTGCCCCGATGCCCGGTGCGCAAGGCTTTGGTCCGGCGGTTAACAACTTTGGCGGTACGCAGCAAGGCGGGCTTGCGAACAACCTTAGCAATGCCTTTAATGCTGCAGCCGCGCAAACACAAGCCCAATATCCCGGAATGGCGGCACCGCAAGGGCTTGGTGGCTCTCTCATGGGTGGTGGCGGTGGTGCTCCGATGCCGGGTCTTGGCGGCGGCACAGCTTTTGGCGGCGGGCAACAGTCGCTGCAAGGTCTTGGCGGGGCTCCGAGGCAACAGAATGGGTTGCTTCCGCAAGGCGGCTTTGGGCAGCCGATGCCACGGCAGAATAACTCCGGTACGACCTTCAACCCCAACGCGGCGTACACAATGGCCCCTGAGAGTTTGGCGCGGGGTGTGGCGGCGTCTGAAGGAAGGTAATGACCACCACCGGCACCTCCACATTCAATCTCGATATTGCCGAGCTTATCGAGGAGGCGTTTGAGCGCTGCGGGAAGGAACTGCGCAGTGGCTACGACTTCAAGACGGCTCGGCGTTCGCTCAACCTGCTGACCATCGAGTGGGCGAATCGGGGTATCAACCTGTGGACTGTCGAGCAGGGTTCCATCCCGCTGGTGCAGGGGACTATTACGTACAACCTGCCGATTGATACGATTGATCTGCTCGACCATGTGGTTCGTACCGGCAGTGGGCAGAACCAGACCGACATCAACATCAATCGGATCTCGGAGCCGACGTACTCCACAATCCCCAACAAGAACGCTACCGGCAGGCCCATTCAGGTCTGGATCAACCGGCAATCGGGCGCAACCTACCCGACTACTGGCGTGGCTAACCCGCAGATCAACGTCTGGCCCGCTCCGGATCAGTCTTCGTTCTACACCTTCGTGTACTGGCGGCTGCGCAGGATTCAGGACTCGGGCACGGGCGTGAAGACGCAGGACATCCCCTTCCGCTTCCTGAACTGCATGGTGGCGGGGCTTGCGTACTACCTGTCCATGAAGCTGCCTGATGTCAGCCCGGATCGGATCAACATGCTCAAGATGGACTATGAGCAGCAGTATCAGTTGGCTGCGGACGAGGACCGTGAAAAAGCGCCGGTGAGGCTGGTGCCGCGAATTATCAGGTACTGATAATGCCTAATAAGTTTTCGTCGGGCAAAAACAGTATTGCGGAGTGCGACCGATGTGGTCAGCGCTTCAAGCTCAAGCAACTGAAGAAGCTCACGATCAAGACCAAGCAGGTCAACATCAAGACCTGTCCGGAGTGCTGGGATCCTGACCATCCGCAGTTGCAATTGGGCATGTACCCGGTGAACGACCCGCAGGCAGTGCGTGAACCCCGCCCCGACACGAGCTACTACCAGTCAGGGCTCACCGCTACCGGGTCGCTTGGTGAAGGCAGTCGCAACATCTACTGGGGCTGGAACCCGGTGGGCGGCGGGAATAACATTGTGGACGGCGGCACACCAAATCCATTGGCTGCGTCCGGTCTTGTTGGTACAGTCACAGTCGTGACCTAATCGGAGGTTCAAATGGCTACTAAAGACACCACGGTGCCGATCCAGAAGGGCGGCAAACCGAGCGAAGGCCCGGTCGGCAAAACCAACGCTGACATGAAAAAGCTTGGGCGCAATCTGGCGAAAGTCGCCGCTCAGAAGCGAGGCTGACATGCAGTACAAGAAACCCAAGGCGGTGAAGAACCCCGACATCGTCGAGCGGCTGACGGCCAATGACGTGAACATGTCGGTTGGCAGCATCTCGCGTAATCCGGATGCGGGCGCTACCAAGACCTCCGGCATCAAGATTCGCGGCACTGGCGCGGCTACCAAAGGCACCATGGCGCGCGGCCCGATGGCGTAAATCATGACGTACAACGAGCTTGTAGCCGCTATTGAGGCGTATGTTCAGAACTACGAGACTGATTTCGTAGCGAACATCCCCGTCTTCGTCAAGCAGGCCGAGGACCGCATCTACAACTCGGTGCAGTTTCCTGCGCTCAAGAAGAACGTCACCGGTACAACGACGGCGAACAACAAGTACCTGTCCTGCCCCAACGACTTCTTGGCGTCGTTCTCGCTGGCGGTGATCGCTCCTGTGACCGGGGAGTACACGTATCTGCTGAACAAGGACGTGAACTTCATGCGGCAGGCGTACCCCAGCCCGACGGACACCGGCACGCCACGGTACTACTCGATCTTCGGTCCGCAGTCGTCCAATAGTGACGAGTTGACGTTCATTCTGGCTCCAACGCCGGATGCTGCGTACTCGATGGAGTTGCACTACTTCTTCTACCCGGAGTCCATCGTCACTGCGGGTACCTCTTGGCTTGGCGACAACTTCGATCCCGTGCTGCTTTACGCTTCGTTGGTTGAGGCGTACACCTTCATGAAGGGTGAGCAGGACATGATGCAGTTGTACGACAGCAAGTTCAAAGAAGCCCTGCAACTGGCTATCCGCCTTGGCGACGGTCTGGAGCGCCGGGATTCGTATCGAAACGGACAGTTCCGAGTGGAACTCTAGGAGTAAAAAGTGGCTATCACCCAAGCAATGTGCACGTCGTTCAAGGTCGATCTCTTCGGCGGGGTGCAGGATCTCGACACCGACACCATCAAGATGGCGCTGTACACGTCTGCGGCTTCGCTTGACGCTGCGACCACTGCGTACACGACGAGTAACGAGGTTTCCAGTTCCGGGACCAACTACACCGCTGGCGGCAACACGCTGACCAGCCCGGTCATCACTTCGTCGGGCACCACGGCGTATGTAGACTTCGCTGACACCACTTGGTCGAACGCTTCGTTCACGGCGCGTGGCGCGTTGATCTACAACGCCAGCAAGTCGAACAAAGCGATTGCCGTGCTGGACTTTGGCGCGGACAAGACGGCGACTGCTGGTGACTTCGTCGTTCAGATGCCCACGGCTGACGCCTCCAACGCGCTGATTCGTATCGCCTGATAATGGCCGTCTCGCTTACTCACACCACTGTTGCGACCGGCACTGACGCCGGTAACGCGCAGATCGGCAAGACGCAGTGGAATGAGACCCATACGCTGGAGATGGCGACCGCCCGCTTGCTGGGCAGGACTACTGCGGGTACGGGAGCGGTTGAGGAGATCACGGCTGGTACGGGCCTGACGTTGAGCGCGGGGGCGC